AGACAAGCATCATTGATTGAACCATTCCATTCTTCGTCCAAAAATGTATATAAATGATGAAGTTCTTCTAAAGAAATAATGTTTTGAACTCTATTTTTCTCAAAGAAACCGGTTGTTAAAGTATCAAGAATATCATTGGAAGCAAAAATCATTTTTACCTTTTTATAATTAGAACGAATCCATTCAACATCTTTTTTCTCCACACATACAAGAATATCTGGTATAACTTTATTGGATACACAATAATCATAATTTTCTGAACCTATAACACCTACATCATATTTTTTCCACGAAACCTTAGGATTAAACTCTTTATTTAACCATACTAATGTCTTTTTATTCTTCCAAGTGCTGGTTGTATTTGTTAAAATACGAACCTGTCTTCCAGTTTTATGATGCGTAGCATACATTCTCTATTATAAATGTTTCATAGTTTTAGACCACAACAGGAAAAACTATTTACAACAGGAAAAACTATTTACAACAGGAAAAACTATTTACAACAGAAAGAACTATGTATAATTGGTTTTTCTAACATATATTTGGAGCAAGGTCCATTATAATTATATGTTGTTTTTAATATATTAATAATACTATTGAATACTACATCCGCTTTTAAAGATTTTAATTTAAGTTTAATATTTAGAATCTCTTGTAAATAAACAATTTCTTTTAGTGTAAGTGTAAAGTCTGGTCCTTCTAAGGTAGCCCTATACATCATCTCATTCCATAAACGTGATTTAATTGGTGTTTGAACTGGTAACAAGGCTTGAGAATGATCTAATATATAAACAAATGCTTCTAACACTTCTGGTAATAAAGATTCATCAAACCAATCTAAAAACCTAATTTCTATTCCGTGATTTAAGAACTTATTAAAATTTATATCAAATCCTATTTTTTCATTCATTTTATAATGAATTTGTTGATATAATTTCTTATACCAAAAGAATGTTGGTTTATCATTCATAACTGTTTTTGTATCTTCTTGTAAAAGTTTTCCTGTTCTCATTGTATAGGTATCATAGGTTCCTCCACCAATGTATCTTGAAGCAGCAACTCTTTGAGAACCTTTTGGAAAACGATAAGCATAAATAGAACTCTGTGATAAAGGGTCTGGTGAACCATATATAGCAATAAAGAATGGTTCAAACAATTGTATCATAATAATTGCTTTTTTATGTTGCTGTATAAACTTTTTTCTATCTTTTATTTCTGCTTTATCATCTAACATTGTTGGTAAAGTAAAATTAAAATGGTATGTTCCGTTATTGAATATAGCAAGATTATTTGGATTTGTTTTAAATCTGGCAAATCCATAATTTTTCTTAGGATATATTACATTACTCAATGTGGGTATTTTATTTAAATGTCTTAAGAATCTTTTCTTTTCATGCACCAACTCATCAATAACTTTATCTATTGTTGTTTTGTAATAATTTAATGTCATAAATTCTAGAGTATCCCCATCAAAACAATAACTATTTTGATACTCATCTCTAAAATAAGAATCTTTTTCTGTCATAGTATCAAAGATGGTTTTACCATTGAAGAGAGGATTTGGTTTGGGCTCCTTTGTGTATAATGTCATATGATTACCACTTAAATCGCATTTTGTTAAACTATGACTATTTATTAACATTGGTAAATCATACTTATCGTTTTCATTTATAATTGTTCTCAGAGATCTTAAAAAATACAAATCAAGATAACCACCAAAATAATTAACACTATATCTTTCAGGTTTATGATTTTTTAAGAAAAATGAGCCTTCTACTTTTTCTTGATTCGGGACTTCTAAATACGTTTCATTTTCAATTCCAATACCCCAATATAGTTCATTTGGTTTATAAGATGAAAAATATTTTTTATGTTTTATAAAAGACTCTTCTTTATCCATACTATACTGTTATACTGTTATACAGTATTATAATTATTTCCTACTTCATAACGAGTATAATTTAAATGAGTTTTTTTCAAATCTTCCACTTTTTGTTTACGAAACTTTAACAAATATATAATATATATTAATGAAAGTATGTAGAGAATTGAAACATAATATACGGATATCATTTTATGAAAAACAAATATATTTTTTTATAACTTCAATTTTATCATAATACATACGTATAATATCCACTAAATTGTAAGAGAATATGGAATACACCAAATTTGACAGTTAATAAACCAAAGTCTATCATATCTTTGCTATTAATTTTATTTGTTCGTATATAAATAATTGCTAATAAAGTAAGACTTGGTAATATAGCCATCAATAAGGTTTCCAGCGTAAATTTCCAAGGATTTTTAACCGGATAATCTAAATCTTTTACAATAATACTTATTGCGGATAAACCAATAAATCCAGAAACAATAATAAATAATAATAAAGATGTTGTAATAGTATTAGAGGAGATACCAAAAATTGTAGCATAAGAATCAGAACCTTTTCTTCCAAAATGGACAAAAAATATTAAAAATATTAAACCAACAATAAAACCAATTATAATAGGTAAAATAATATCGAATGAAACCATCTCTATATTAAAGTAAGAATAATCAATAGATATGATTCCATAAACCCAATCGTTTCATCATAGAAATTTTCGCATTTCCTACCATATGATTGAAATGTAGCAAGTAAGGATCTCCTAACTTCCATCTTCCTTCATTTACATAAACACCATTCGGAAATAATGATCTGTCTAGGAACTCAAAAGGTATATCATACATACGTATATGTTTATTGACCCAAGGTTGGTCTTCTCGTATTTCTTTCCACAATGATAGATCATACAAAACAAAAGGGGACTTTTCTAAAGAAGTTCTTTTAAACGCAAAAAAACCTGTGCAACATTGTGTTTTATTTGGAGAACCATATAAATCATCACATTGGAATAGAAATGTTGTTTCTTTTAAGCTAAATTGTTCTTTGATATAAGGGATAAAATCTCTAAAAACAACTATATCACCATCTAAATAAATAACGTAGGTTGCTTCTGTTTTTAAACGTAAATCTTCCATAATTTCTAACTTCATACGATTGTAATTCATAAAAGTATCAGAACCAAATTGACTCGGTTGACTTCCTGGAGCAACAGGTTTTGTAGATTTATAATATAAAGAGGAAATATTCATTGTTCTAAAAAACATTTGTGATTCTTTGTCTACACAGACAATCATAAGTTTTATTTTTGGATTTACCTTTTGTAAAGATAAATATAGATTGTATGTTAAATATTTATATCCATTACTTGTCATCGTCCATAATAATGTTTCCTCTTTTATATAGGATTCATAATTCATTCGTTATTACTTATTTATTGTAAGATTATCTTTAGATAATGAAGAATAAAAATTAATAATTAAAAAAATTGATTACAATTTTTATTTATATAGTGTAACAAAATGATTAATATCATCGCCTTGGAGAAGGGAAGATATTATATTGGTAAACATTCTATTACAGATATTCAGAATGGTATTGGTCCCACATGGGTCAAAACATACAAACCCGTGAAACTTATTAAGCAAGTTACAAACAGTTTGGAATATGATACTCTACTTGAATATATGGAGAAATATGGTATTGATTATGTTCGTGGATCTACATATGTATCTATGGAATTGTCTCAATATGATAAAGATAAACTGAATAAATTATTATTTGGACCAAAGCCTGTATCTACTGAAATAATATGTATTTACTGTAAGGAGATTGGTCATAATGAATATTCTTGTGATATCTTGAAATATGATAAAGAAAATGAATTTCAACAAATTTCCTACAGAGGTCATAAAGGAAAGAGTAATACTGTATCCTACAATAATACTACAAGTAAAGGATATCAGTGTATGTATTGTGAAATGGAATTTGATAATCCTGATATCTTAAATAGACACATCCCTATTTGTAAAGATGAAGCATTTATTCGTCCTTCAGGTAAGGGATTGAATTGTGAACGCTGTGGTCGTAATACTCACGCAACAGCAAATTGTCGTGCGAAATCTGATATTTATGGCTATGATATTTAGAATTTAATCATAACGATTTTCATTATACTCTTCTATATTCATTTTTAATTCTTCTGACCAACATCCTTCTGTTGTAAGAATTAGTTCTAAATATTTTTTAATAAATATTTTTATGGTATCTATATCATATTCAGTATGAGAATCTAAATATGCGATAAACATATTAATAGTATTGGAAGATAATAATCGTATATCATCTTCAATAGAATCATCCATAAAATGAAAGAAAAAATCATAGAATGTATCTATAAATATATCAGTGATATCATTTGTTTCTAGAATCCATTCATAAAGATTATGACGATATAATTCTATTTTATTTAACATACAATTTGTGATTGTTCTTCTAACATTATTCATATTAATTTGATATGCCATCTTACTATATTCATAGAGTATTATTTAAATGATATATTCGAAAAATAGATTTAAAAAAATCATACAACTATTATAAAGATATTTAAATATGCCTACATTGAAAATAAAAGCTAATAATATGATTATTTATCTTGAAAAATTAGATGAAGATGTATGGGGTGATGAATCTGATGAACAAACAATTGTAATAAGCATAAATTATTTAGCAGGATTTATATTAAATCATTCATCTCATATAATAACACTTCATTTAACGATAAAAGGATTACATGATTACACTATTGATTTTCATAGAGGTGGGATTGATAAAAAAGAAGCAAAACTAAGATATGATCAAGCAGTAATGTATTTAACAGGAGGTGATGTTTGTTGATATATAATCAACAGTTCTTAATACATTTCTTACCAATCATAAATATGTTACAGTATTTACATCTATTTTTTTCACAAGAGGAACAATAATATTTATAATTTGTTTTACAATACAAAACAACCTTTTCTTTCCCATTACAACCAAAACATTGAGGAATACATAAAGAAGAACAAAAGTTTTCAGAACCAATGCTGATAGAGTTTACTTGATTCATATAAGAAAATCCACATCTAGAACAATTTTTATATTTCACCTCCATCTTAGTAAAAATATTGATTCGTTATTTAAATCAATTTTTTCCAAAAAATTGATTTAAATTTTTGTAAATCAATACTATAAAAAATCATAATGGAGGGTCCTTTTATTATTGCTGGTATTCTTCTTATACTAACAATCATAATGAGAATAATGGATAGTGGTATTGATATTATTATAAAATATAAACTACAAATGATCGAAATTGGGAAGGATGTTGATATTTTGAAAGATGAAGTAAATAAGTTGAATCAACAGTTGAAACCTTTCATTAAGAGCAATGATTATTCCATCGTTTCAAAGAAGGTTGATGATAATTGGTCTTTTCTGTCAGAAGAAATAACTGATATTTATTCTGCTATTAAAAATATCAATACAGAGATTATGTATATGAAGAATAAAATTTGTTCAGAATAAAATCTATACTTTCTCCACTTTTCTAGAAAGAATCTTTGGATTTAATTTCGTAATATCATCTTTCCCCTTTTTTAAATAATCAAAAGAACAAGAATGATCTTCTGGCATTCTATGAGACAAACAAAAGGAATACTTGCATGAACAGTCTACAAGAATCATTTGTTTCTTTTTACAGAAAAAACATCTTGTTGGTTTCTCCATATTATAGAAAAATAAATATAAAAAAGTGGTATCAATTTTTACTTGTATTTTATTATACTACTTCAAAAGAATCTTTCATATCAATAAGGGGAGATTTTATTGCAGAAGCAGAATACATTGTATTAGGATTCAATACTTCATCTATTACAAGCGATTGATAAAATTTAATATTATTATGTGTCTGACTAATAGTGAGCCCTCCAACAACATTTGCGCAACCTCCTTCCAGAATTTTATTCACTTTCTCGGTCAACTCAAGTATATTGTCACTCCACAAAATAACGTATCGTAACATTTTTATAAGAGTATTAAAAAATTTATATATCAATTTTTTTAAACTTCTACTTTCATCGTTGCAAACATATTTTCTAAATCATCTATATCTGTTTTAACTGCCATTCCCCGAAACATATCCAATAAATCATCATCAATCGTATCTATCTTTTTCTTTTTATTCTTTATAAAACTATTTACTAAATTATCTAGAATATCTGCTTGAATCATTGTTGCTTCACTCCGAAGATTATTATTATCTTGTGTTTCAAGAATTTCATCTAAGGTTTTTAAAACTTTATAATAGACATCTATCAATTCTAAATATGGTATTTTATCATTCGTAATACCAATTGTTTCATAAATATCCGGAGATGTTTGTTGGATATGTTTTATAATTGATTCCTTATTTTCTATAGTTTCTAATTTATCTAAAATCTTATCTTTCTTTATATCATACTTCTCTCTTTCTTCAGCAGTCAAATCTTTATTATCAATATCTATAACTGCTTTAAAAAATAATTTAAAATGATTTAACATTTCTCCATACTTTTCGTAATCATTCTCATTTTTTGATAAATATTTTTTAATAGCTTTTTGTGTAGAACGTTTTGATAAAATACTTTTTGATAGTTTAAATTTAGCGAACCTAGATTTTTTAAATGTTTTTAATGTTTTTAATGTTTTTAATCTTTTTAATGTTCCCATACTTTTTTTTTTTTGAGTTTTAGAACTTTTCATCTATATATCATTTAAATAAAAAATATATATCCCTATCAATGAATCCCGTAGAATCTGGAAGAACTTTAGAAGATATTGTTCAACTTGCTACTTTAAAATTACCTCTAAAAAGTTATAGAGAATACGATATCCGAACGCATTTTGAAGACCCTTCTTTGAATGGTGTAGATCATTGGTTACAATATAATAAGAAACATATATTAATACAAGATAAATGGAGAGAGACCACTAGTCAACCAGAGGTAGGACAATTCTTACAATGTGCTGATAGAATTTCATCACGGTTGCCAAAAGAAGATAAAATATTTTTAATCTGGTGTTCAAAGAAAGAACCAACTTCTTTTTCTTTGGCAATGCTTTTGGAAAAGAATGTAAATATTGTTGTTTGTGGAACAAGTATTGAAAATTTAGCAAGACTCTGTATTCTTCAGATTTGCGATTGTTTACAGTTAGACCCAATACCATCCTTAGTAGAAATTCGTGGATTTTCTTCTATAAAAACGATGGATCGTTCTAGCATCTTTATTGATTTATATGACGATACTGAAGATAAGAAATCTATCAATAATACGATTGATAAAATACACATTGTTTTCACAAAAATCTATGAATCTATTGTATCAGAAGAGTTGAAATCATTTGTGGAATCCTTTTTACCAAAAGATACTCAATTTACAAATTATGGAAAAGTAGATTTTAATTTCTTTCTAAAATCTTTAAAACCAATGTGTATTCCTACAAAGACAAAAAAGTTGTTATCTGAAAATTATTTCTTTTATGTCAAAATGCGTAAAGTATCTATTTCTCTAACAATTTTGATAAATGAATATGAAATGAAACGAAAAACTTTATCAAAGAAGTCTGCTTGGGCAAAAACACTCTGTTCTATGAAATGTAATCCAGAACCTATTTCTGAAACAGAGTTCTATTCTAGTATAGAATTTTGTGAGGATTATTATATAACTGTTACAGAAATAAATGAAATTGATGATACTGTTCGTCATATCTTAACAAATGGTTCAAGAGCCTACAGACAAATTAAAAATCCTAAATTTGAGAACTGTTTTAATGGTCTAAATGTATAACCCTGATATATATAGGATGTTTCAGCAAGAAAGTTTAGAAAATCAACTATATGTCTTTGTAGTTCTATGGTTGATAGTTCTAACTGGAGGATTTGTTCTCTATCTTTCTAGCAGACTTATTCATCAATTTCCATCGCATACGATTGATTTGTAATAATTTCTCTCACATAATCTCTCACACATTGTGCTAATTCATCTACACTTACATCAGAACAAATAATTTTTACTTTCTTTCGATTCAGATCAGGGATCGCATTTCTGCTTGGGGGAGTCTTACAAGCCCATATGAGAAAGAGATTATTACCAATCTTTTCACAAATTTTGTCAACACAATTTAAGAATTGTGCTGCTTGTGGCTGACTTGCTGGTCTTGCTACCCATTTATCTTGAATTAAGATATAAAATGTTCTAAATTGTATGTAGTTATCCACACCATTTAGAGTATTGTCGTTAAAATGTTTTTTTATTCCTTCATCTGTAGAGATATTATACACAACACCTGGCAAAGAAGAAATTTCTAACCGAATCTTTTCTTCCAGAAGATATCCTTCCACCACTGGATTCATTTTTGGTGAAAACAAATATGTTACAAAATTGAATCAATTTTTTTGCTTTATAAGGTAACAATGAGTGATGTAGACAATTTAACAGAATCATTAAAAAGCAAGTTAAAGCTTTCTGAAGATGTAAAACCATTAATGAATAGAATCAATACTTGTAATCTTATTAATGAACGAATCGCAAAAGAAATATGTAAAGACACAATTAAAGCATTATCTGATATACAATGTTTAGATAAATATAAAGAATGTGATTCATTAAAGAAGAATGTTGTAGCACTTACAAATGTTCTTGAGAAAAATAATATTGATGCAGTTAAAAGTAAACAAATTACCGATGATTATTTATTATCTCTTATTCCTCCAGGATTAAAAGGAGTGATTCGTGGAAATAAATTTAATGAATCTGTAAAAGAACATATTCTTTCTCTCAATCTTGATAAAGAACTATATGATATTCAATTTGAAACGAAATGTTCTCAATACGAAACAAGTGAAATCCCAGATTGGTATGTCTTAGAAAAGAGTAGCAAAAAGGTTATGATTGGAATGAATCAATTGGATTTGTGGGGAGGAGGACAACAATTCAATCGTGGTTCAAAATATATTATGACATTTCCTGATAATTCAGACAAGGTTCGTTTGGTATGCGTTGTGGCAAATGAAATTACTCTTACTAGTGAAAAAAACAAAGCGTTCAAACTCTTTCAAAAAGGTTTTGAAGAAAATACTTTGTGTTATTTGAAGAATTTGAAAAGTATTATTGACTCATTCTTTCAAAAGTAATTTATTCAAGACAACATTGATTTCACCCTTTGATAAACTTCTTGGACCAACTGTATTCGATGGAAATGTATGAGCATTCATATCGATTACTATTTTATCTTTTTTTGTTATATCATTTAACTTAATAAAATAATGAGATTGTGCTGATACTTTCTTTCCTTTAAGCATCGTAGTTCCAGCGTTTACACCAACACGTCTCACTGAAATATCATAGGATTCAGTTTGTTTTACATAAGTAAAGCCCACTGGTTCTTCAATAGATTCATCAACTCTTTCTTCACCTTTTTTCTGCCATATTTGAAAGATACAAGGCACATCATAGGATTCTCCATTCACTTCAAATGAATTTTTCTCTAACTCTTTTGTAAATAAACAATGAAAGTTCTTAGGAAATACTTTGTTCATACTGGGTTTCACAAAAGATCTTGGTAGAATAAAAGCAATTACAGAAGCAAAGGTAGAAGAATGTTTTATAAACTTCTTTGCTACTGAAGATTGTTTTCCAAATGGAGGATTCCCATAAATAAGAATTGGTTTTTCTATATTCGGTGTATATTCAAGAAAATCTTGTTTTAAAACCTTTTTATGTTTTGGGTCAATATCGAAAGCAATACATTTCTTTGTTAAGAAGGAACCATTACCAGCAGATGGTTCTATCCATTGATAACTTGTATGATCTTTGATTATATCTTGAATAGATTCTATACATTCTTTTGCTACAGATGATTTTGTATAGAATTGATCTTTTGTGTTTACTCGTTTCTTCCCCGTATCTTGTTTATTCATAGTATATATGTATATATAATATTTATATATCAATTTTACTTAAAACCGACTTACTATATAGTATAGAAATGAACTTTGATTATGAATCTATGAATTTGATTCCTAAAAAATGTATCGTAAATTCCAGAAGTGAATGCGATACAAGTATTCAATTTGGTCCCCATAGATTTGAGATACCAGTTGTTCCAGCAAATATGGAATGTGTGATCAATGATGATATCGCTATTATGTTAGCAAAGAACAAACATTTTTATATTCATCACAGATTTGATAATGATATTATTGCTTTCTGTAAAAAAATGAAAGAACTTACTTTACCTACTAGTATATCGATTGGTGTAAATGAAGATGCTTATCTACTTCTAAAAGAGTTAGTTACAAATGATATTATTCCAGATTATATTACAATTGATATAGCGCACGGACACAGTATGAAAGTAGAAGCAATGATGAAAATGATTAAAGCAACATTTCACGAAGAACCTTTTATCATCGCTGGAAATGTTTCTACTCGTGAAGCAGTTCGTGATCTTGAGTCTTGGGGTGCGAATGCTATTAAAGTTGGTATAGGACCTGGCTCTGCGTGTACCACCTATATTGCTACAGGATTCGGAAGTCGTGGAGCACAAGCATCTATTGTTGAAGAATGTGTAAAAGCAAGAATAAAAACAAAAACACTTATCATTGCTGATGGAGGTATTAAAGAACCTGGTGATATTGTAAAAAGCATTGCTCTAGGTGCTGATATGGTAATGGTAGGAGGTTTATTTTCTGCTCTAAAAGATTCACCAGGTTCTACAGTAAAGGGAACAGATGGTTTATTATATAAAGAATTTTGGGGTTCTGCTTCTGCTCATCAAAGTAATAAAAAAAATAGGATTGAAGGAACAAAGAAATTATTGCGTATGAAATCAAATACTGTTCTAGAAGAAATGAATTATTTGAAAGAATGTATTCAAAGTGGTATAAGTTATGGAGGAGGAAATAATCTTACATTCTTAAAGAGTGTGAAGTATTTTTTAAAATATATATAATATTATTTAACATCAACTTATGATGTAATATAGATTTTATTAGAGTAATTAACTCATCTTTATTATTGGAGTCAATGTAAAACGTCTCATATAGTAATTGTAACTCATATATATCGTTTTTATATTTTTCAATATAATATGGCATAGACATTTTACTTAAAAATTGTGAGTTCATAACAATCAATTTTTTATATTATGATTCAAGTTCCTTAATCCTATTCTCACAAGTTTCAATCCGTGTCTTATAATGATTCATATTTAAATTGAACCAAAGAAGATCTTTCTTAAGAATTTCAAGCTCTTCTTCCTTTGATAAATAAATAGGAGATGGTGCTGTTCTCTTAATAGCCAAGTGATTATTAGTGCATTTAGGATCTACGCATAAATCAATAGTATTTCCAGAACCAAGTGTAGTTGTATTACAACTCATCTTTGTTTTGATAGTTAAAAAATATTTGGGAAATGGAATCAATTTTATTTTGTTTTAATAAGGAAGATGTATGTCAGCCCAGATCTCTCCATACTTTGCTGTCATTCTCTCATAACGGTCAGGATGATAAAGAACCTCAATTAACTCTTGCTTAATCATATTTGTTCTAACATTAACACGCTTCATAACAATTTCAGGATCATCCTCATAATCCGATCGCATCTTTAGCCATTCAAAGTAATTTTTAATAGCGTTACGAATATCTCTATCTAAAACCTTCTTAAAATTATTATGCTCCATAATTTCATTTACTCTCATCTTAAGTGTATTTCTAAACCTTACGTGATTTGCTGCTAACTCTGGAATCTCTAATAGGGAAATAAAGAGATCGTTTACATGCATAGGTGTAATTAGATTATCCCAATCATTTAACTTATTCCTCATAAAATCACATTGCGCTTTTCTTACTTTCTCAAAAGGTTGCACGGTTGTCATCCTCTTCTTAAAGAGATTATATCTTGAAGGAGTGATTTTCTTACCTGAACGGAGTTCCATCTTGTTTGTTGTAATAAAAATTTTGTTTTTTTTGGGATCAATTTTTTTATGCTAAGCATAAAAAATTAATGAGAAATATCTAAAGATATCTGAATCAATTTTTTTATTTACAACAAGCCTCCTTCTTGCTGTTTATATATTCTTGTAATTGCTCCTCAGATCTATGAAGTTGCTTGTTAACAAATATAAGACGCTGTTCATAAGAATTCATCTTCTTCATATAAGATTCATATCCTGAAAATAGAATATAATCCATCTGATTTTTCATACAAAAGTCTTTGAAAGATAGGTTCGTCATTGTTAACCAATCAATCATATGTTTCCATCCTTCTACCTTAATAGTATAGTAAGGGTCTATCATTTCTATACTAAGAATCTAGTGAATATTTAAATCAATTTTATTATTTTATTATTTTATTAAATAATGCTAAATGCAATGATCGCTATAATTGCCACACATAGAACTAGACTTACAATAGAACCAACTATAATCCACATTCTACGTTCATCCATCTTTGTATTAAAAATGTGATGTTGTTTTAATCAATTTTTTTTTAATCATGTAACTTCTCAATCCACTTATCACAATCCAAACATGTCTTATTATTATGATTATGCTCAGAAGTAACGACTGCCAGCGTTCCAGAGATTCATCTTAACATGTAACTTATTAATCTTCTGGAGTTCATCAATACGTTCATATGCGGCCTCAAGAGTTTCAGGGCGGTCAGGATCTACAGGCTTTGGCGGTTGTGGTTGTGGTTGTGGCTGTGTTGGCGGTTGCGTCAGCATAGCCTTGTGAATCGTTGTGAGTTTATTCATGAGTGTGTAGATCTGTAGGTCCTCAGTGCTCCAGGTCGCTACATCCTCTGGCATTCCAGCAAGACGGCTACTAAGAATGTGGTCGAGAGTGTCATCTACGTGGAACCTCCAATTATCCTCACTAATCTTGAGATTAGATGGTAGATCAACAAGAATTTTGTGGTTCTTCTTGAGACTGGAGAGGTAATAGTTTGCCACGTCATTTATACCAACAATCTTCTTCATCTCACTAATAGTAGTATCAAACTGCTCTTGATTCAGACGCTTCTTACAGTCAAAGCAATAGTAGTGTTGGCGAGAGACAATGGTGAACTCATGAGAGAACTTCTTGTTATATGACTTATAACCATCCTCTTCAATGGGTCGGATATCGCTACACTCGCAGCAACTCTCAGTAGATGTAGTGCAGTTATTCTTGTGAGAACAGATAGGTGTAGGTGTAGGTGTAGGTGTAGGTTCAGCAACAACAGGGATAAGCTCTGGCATAGGAAGATACTTTAGATGCGTAGCACAAATGATCTTACCATTGTTCTCAACACCATTTCCCTTGCAACGTTTACCTTGAGCAGTCTTCTCACTACAGCGTGGCATCTTGGATTGAATACTAAAAAATATTGGGGATTGAGGTTTCAATTTTTATTTTTTAATAAGGCATATGGATATCTGCCCAGACCTCTCCATAGATCGCATACATCTTTTCACATCTGTCAGGGTGATACAGAGTCTCAATAAGTTCTGAACGAACTATCTTGCTCCTATCCATAATACGCTCTTTTATAATACGCACTTCTTTGTCTTCAGGAGATTCTACGTAGTCATCTCGCTCTTTCAGCCAATCAAAATATTGCGCAAGAATCGGTTCTATATCTTCATCAATCAAATAATTGTTATACTCCATCAAATAAGAAACTCTCTGATGTATCCACCATCGTATATCTATATCAGTTGCCAGAAGTGTTGGAGTCTCTATTACCATTCTTAAATATTCATTTATTTCTGGTCTATCCAATGTTTCAATGTATTTAAGTTTAAGCGTTCCAGTAAAATTAAAATAAATTTCTACTAGATCCATATGACGCAATTTATCTGCTTCGGCATCGCCACGTATAGATAGAATACGTTTCTTATGCTCTTGAATAGTTGGCATTCTTCTTGATAACTAAAAAATAATCTTTTTTGTTTATCAATTTTTTTAATAAGGCATATGCGTGTCAGCCCAGACCTCTCCATAAGAAGTAACCATTTTCATATAGCGGTCAGGGTGATAAAGAGTCTCAATAAGTTCTTGCTTAATAGCCTTTGTTCTAGCAATAATACGTTTTCGAGTCTTTTTATCTTCAGATGACCATACATAATCATCTCGCTCTTTCAGCCAATCAAAGTACTGTTCAAGAATTTCCTTTACAGGTGTATCAATGATCTCACTGTGATATTTCATATAATAAGAAACTCTCTTGTATATAATTGATCGTTTACTTTTATCAATCGACAGAAGTGTTGGAATCTCTATTACCATATTTAAATATTCATTTATATCTTCAGTTGTTATCGTATGAATCAAATCAATTAAAATACTACCAGCATAGTTGCGATTCATTATTAATTCCGAATAAAGATTTCTCTCTTCTTTGGGGTCACCACGTGTAGAGAGAATACGCTCCTTATGCTCTTGAAGAGTTGGCATCTTTGATTCTTGGTTTTTGATAACAAAAAATACGGTTTTAGCGTATCAATTTTTTAATGCAAAATATGTATTATTCAGATTTATTCGCATAAAACCGTCTTATGTGTTCCATTAGATCTTGCCAATTACGAGGTATCCATCGTTGCGTCTCGTTAGACCAGTCACATTCATCACGACAATAGCACCAACAAGAGCAAGTAGAACCACATCTGTGGCAAGACCAATTATGATTGCAGTCTGAATCACAACCCATCTTTATTGATTGAATACTAAAAAATATGGTGATCTAGGAATCAATTTTTTTTAATAAGGCTCTTGAGATAATCTATACCTCTGTATAATCAGAACGCAACTTAATCCACTCAAATAAGTTTTCAATTGCCGTATAAACATCATCATCTATAAAATCTTGATAATCATCGCAATCAATAATTCCATCAATTCTCTTCTTAATTGCGTTTCTAATCATTACATTATCTGCTAACAACTCTGGAATAGCCAAAATGCACATTAAGAGTTCGTTCACATTACTACGTGTAATGATATTACCCTCACTCATTAACTTGGAATTTATAAATTTAGCTTGTCCGATGAGGTTTATTATCTCATCAGATTTAACAGTTAAAACCCTCTTCTTAATGATTTCATATCTTGAACGAGTGTTCGTAGGATTGGATTGCATCTTGGATTGAATACTAAAAAATATGGTGATCTAGGAATCAATTTTATTTTGCTAATCAAAATGAATATCCGCCCAGATCTCACCATAGGTTGCTACCATCTTCATATAGCGGTCAGGGTGATACAGAGTCTCAATAAGTTCTTGTTTAACAAGTTTTGTTCTATCAATAATACGCTGTTTTACAATACGCTCTTTTACAATACGAAATTTTTTTTCTTCAGGAAATTCACTATCAACATAATCATCTCGCTCTTTCAACCAGTCAAAGTATTGTTCAAGAACCTCCTTCACTTCTTTATGAATAAGATTACTCTGATGTGTCATACAATAAGAGACATTGTGAAGCAATACCCGTCGTTCATGCTTATCTGTTGCTGCTAGTGTTGGAATGTTGATAACCATACGTAAATATTTATTGACTACTTTTTTTTTGATAGTATGACTCACGGGATCAATCATACCACAAAACGTGAAATTCCAATCACACACTAATGCGTCATAAATACGCTGTTTATCTCCGTTTAAGTCATTATTAGATAGAACGCGCTGCTTATGCTCTTGAATGGTTGGCATCTTTGATTCTTGGTTTTTGATAATTAAAAATTTGAGGTTTTTTGAACCAATTTTTTTATTTAAGGCATATGGATATCTGCCCAGACCTCTCCATAAGAAGCAACCATCTTCATATAGCGGTCAGGGTGATAGAGAGTCTCAATAAGTTCTTGTTTAACAAGTTTTGTTCTATCAATAATACGCTGTTTTACAATACGCTCTTTTACAATACGAAATTTTTTTTCTTCAGGTGATTCACCATCAACATAATCATCTCGCTCTTTCAACCAGTCAAAGTATTGTTCAAGAACCTCCTTCACTTCTTGATGAATAAGATTACTCTGATGTGCCATACAATAAGAGACATTGTGAAGCAATACCCGTCGCATATGCTTATCTGTTGCTGCTAGTGTTGGAATGTTGATAACCATACGTAAATATTTATTGACTACTTCAACTGTCATAGTATGACTCACGGTAAGATCAATCACTCTAACAAACGTGAAATTCCAATCACCAATTAATGCGTCACCATAACGTTGTTTATCTCCGTTAAAGTCATTATTAGATAGAACGCGCTGCTTATACTCTTGAATGGTTGGCATCTTTGATTCTTGGTTTTTGATAACAAAAAATATGGTGAGATAGGAATCAATTTTTTAATTTTTAATACTTGCCACAACATGTGCGATCTGCCTTACATCCACAATCACGAACTCTACACTGCCAACACTCATCTCCCTCAGTTCTATCTACAGTTGCGCATTTGCATATATTCAAGCGATAATTAATTTCATTGTAAAGGTCGTATTGAATTGTATGCATCAATTCAACATCAATTTCACAAGTGGGATCACCAAAGCCATATGCAACATCTAGAATCTTTTCTTTAAGAATCCAAAGGGGAATAATCTTTTTTAGTTCATATATATACTCTTCATCAAGATGTTCAAGATAGTATTCAATATATCTCTTCATTGTATCAGCATCTCGTTCAGCACAGTCAATCTCATCAGTATCCATTTGAGAGTTGATATAGCCTAAAAGACGAATGTAGTTCTCAAGCATTGTGCTGCTCTGAAACTTGGTCCACTCAGTCATGGAAAGATAATTAAAAATTTGTTTATCTATGGTTTCAATTTTATTTGCTTTAGATACTCTTTAGGTAAGAGCTATATCCCTTGATATAGATAAAACGGTCAGAGTGGTCGCACATCTTCTTCTCATCAGGCTTAAAATACATAGGAGGCTTGATAGAAGACCAATCTGCGTAGGGAGATGCGTCGAAGTTGATGTAGTAGTGCGAGAAGGTGTCAATGAGATAGCCACGCCACCTGTAGTTGCCATCAAAGACCTCAGTCTCAAGCGAAACGTTCTTGAAGTGGGGGTCAAAGAGCAAGTCATAGGGAATGCTAGGCTTCTTGTTATTCGTCTCCTCGTTGATCAGATAGCGGAACATCTGATCCATAAGATATGTCACATCGTTTGAGAAAGTCCCATCATAGAGAATCTGAATGAGAGAACGAATGGCCTCGTCACGAGAGAGAGTATTGATGCGGATGAAGTGCTTCAGCTCACGCATGTGAACCTCTGCCACGTTCTCGCTAAAGTGGCTGCCGTTGAAGCAGAGGTTTGCGTAACCACTATTCTGCTTCTCCTCTGAGCGTATCAAGTCACGCAAACACATAAACATATCATGCTTGGTAGGGAAAATGTTAGCATCATAATCAAAATCATAAGAGTTGGTCATCTTATTGGATACTGATAAATGGGCGTTTTACAGTTTTACAGTTTCAATTTTTTTCCTTTATAAGAGGCTATGAGAGATGATCTCTTTAGTTCGCATCTTAATGATAGAATCAAATGCTTCTTCCTTAGTAGGATACATATGAATCTGATTATTACGAATGATGATAGCACTACAGTCTTTTCCATTCAAGTTATATAACAATATGATATTGAGGAAAGGGTTTTGATGAGTAATTTGCTTAAAGAATGGAAATAGATTACCTACATCGTATTCATCTATTGGGAACTTTGGAAACTTCCGTTCTAGCATTGCCTTACGAATAATATTATCACGATAATTCTGAATCATTAGATTCTCTTCACTCATCTTTCTAAAGAGGTCATTGTAAACGGTATACATACTAACCATTGCCATTGTATTGATAATAAATTAAAAATGTTTTGCTTCAATTTTTGCTTTGTTTTTGTTTTTGTTTTTGTTTTTTGGTTTTTGTTTTTTGTTTTTTGTTTTTTTGTTTTTTTTTGTTTTTACTTAGTTGATGATCACGTTATCGTGGACGTAGATACGCATGTTCTTGTTTATCTCCCAAGAATCCTTAAGAGAACTAATCTTCTCAAGAAACTCACCGAGAGTTGAGTTATTCTCAATGTGTAAGATGATGGCCTCTTCAAATCCATTTCCACAACCACTGCGGTATAGATATTCAAAATAGAGTTCCATGTTATGACGATCTGTAAAATAGAGATTGCTTCTCATCCACTCACTCTCGTCATCCTCATCGTCAATATCCTCATCTGCCCATCCATGTTTGCGAATGTCAATCTGCATAATGACAATAGGTGTAGTGCGAGGCTGAGGAAGAGGGACATAGGCAGGACGCTTAGGAGCAGGGGGGCAGATACCGCTGGAGGGTGTGGCAGGAGGTGTAGACATCTTGATATGAATACTTATCCAATTGGGTTTGAGCCGTTTCAATTTTTTTTTATTTTACTACCCATCTTCTTGTGGAATGAAAAAAGAGGTTCTCTCTCTTCTCGTTCTTTTCTTTGTTTTTTGTGTTTTATGTGTTTTTTCTTTGTGTTTTCTGTTTACTCGTCATCCGAACCCATCTCGGCGATCAACTTCTTGACGTATTTGGGCTCTGGGAAGTCCGTGTCAATCTCGTTGGTCTCCTCGTTCCAGCGACCAATGTAGACACCGTTGTCCTCATCAACCACGTCGTGGCGCTCAGTCTTGGTGTAGGTCTTACCCTTGTGCTTGAACGCCTCTAGACCACCCTTGTAGTCTACCTCCTCCTCCTTCGCCTTCTTGGGGCGACCGGCCTTCTTCACCTCCGCCTTAGGAGTCTCGACTGCGATCTTCTTGGGGCGACCCGCCTTCTTCACCTCCTTGACCTCAGCAACCTTCTTGACAGGCTTTGGCTCTGGCTGAGGCTCAGGCTCTGGCTCATCCTCAGACTCATCCTCAGACTCCTCGGCGTCAGAGACGGGCAGAGCCTTCTGCTTCTTGCTGGGAGCAGCGACGCTAGAGGCAGCAGAGTTCTCCTTGCTCTCCTTCTTGACGAGCTGCTTGGACTTCTCAGGCTTCTCCCACTTCTCACGCTCCTCGAGGATCTCCTCGGTGGACCAAGACTCGTAGTCGCTGTTCTTGGCCTTGAGAGCAGAGCAGAACTGAGTGATCTCGGTGGGAACAGAGAAGCCCATGTCCATCTCCTTCATCAGGATACGGACACGCTTGAGGAAGACGTGCCAGGCCTTGATGCCCTCGTTGAGGACCCTCTTGGGCTTGTCGTCGTCGCTCTCAGTCTTCTTGCTCTTCTTGCCCTTGGCGCTCTTGATCTTCTTGGCGGTTACGGCGTTCTCCAGCTGCTGGATGCGCTTCAGGGCCTGTGCGAGTGTCTCAGCGATGTCGGTCATTGTTAGGGTGTATATGACTGTAGATCGATGATGAATACCTGGCTCTTAGGCCGAAAACCGCTTTCAATTTTTTTTTTAAATTGAACCAAAGCGCCAAAATTGAGAGCCTCTCTAGGGCCTCTTATGGTGCTCTCATTCAATTTATTAAAAAAATTGAATTGCGCCTACAAGCGCTCTACAGACGCTCTTGTGAGTCTTTTACGAGCTCTTTCAATTTAAAAAAAAAATTGAAAAGCAAGGGGCCCAAAAGAGCCGGTGTGAGATACGCTATACATCTCACACTGGTGCTTTACCGCATCTTTACGCCTAGTCCCAAGTAGTCGCTACCGACCCTAAAAAGTCGGCGCTGGACCTTCTGGACGAAGCCCAAAATGAGTTGCTCTATGTGCGATGACTATGGTGTCTGCTCTGGCATCCCCTGCTCTGATCACCCTCTCATCGACGGTCTCATCAAAGAGTTGAATGACGCCATTGAGAGCGGCCTCTGCTGGGGCGACATGATGCTGCAAGAGGAGGCTATGGCTCTCGCCAAGGAGAGCAACCCCGCGAAGGAGATGCGCCTGAAGAAGATGGGCGCAGACGAGCGTAAGCGTCTCGACGGGCTGAAGGCCTACATCGTGGCCAAGTCCAAGATGCGCAGTTGTGAGAATGGTCACCTGAAGCAGAAGTTGGCGAAGCGCTGCGAGAACGTGGCGGAGCCTGATGTGACTCTGCCTGACGGGTCCGTCTACCCTGGTGGCTGCTGGGCTCACAAGGAGGGCGTCTGCCCCTTCATGCACCCTGGCGAGGAGAAGATCTATATCTTCACCGATCACCGTCCTATCCGTCTCGTGAACGGGAAGGTGCCTGTGAGCACTATCAATGCCACCTACTACTCTCCCAAGGCTCCGCTTTCGCAGACTCAGACGCAGATGCAGACGCAGAACAAGAAGATTTATATGGATTCATGGTAAAAAACACAAAAAACACAAAAAAAATACAAAGAAGAGATAACCCCTCTTTTTTGATTGATTTATTAAAAAAAATTGACTAGCTGGTTAACCCTAACCACAGCATCATACGCAATGGAGCCATCTTACGGATTTAGTATCTTAATCAATATCCAAGATGACGACTGGATGATTACTGACCCAGACGATCCTGAGAATGGCTGGTCTCGTGTGACATACCATTTCTCATCACGACAGGCCATTCGTAACTTCTTCATAAGCGGATTCGAAGGGTCTAACAATAGTTATCTCAACGAGATCACATATGAAATCCGTGAGAAAGCCCTCGGTAAGAATTTAGTCTCTATGAACAAAGAGAGAGCAGATATTCTTCGTAAGGCACAATGTGACTTTCTTGACAAGATGAGTGCCTTAGAGTTGAATGAGACATATGAACTCTCTAATATCATCTATTTTGTCATCTTGCCTCTAGTCATCCGTCACTAAAAAAAATTGATTCAAGATATCTTGATATGTAACATTAAAAAATTGATTCTGTAAAATCGCAAATTTTTAAGTATTCATACCAAGATGCCCACACCTACTTTTCAAGAAAGAAAGAAGATGAATGCTGCGAATCTTGAGTATATGATGAAGATAAAAGAACTCATTGAGTCATCTCCTTCTCTAAGTGAGCAGCATGATTATCAGTTTAAGAAGGATGTTCTTGCTTTAATCAATGAAAAGATTGAGTTTATCAAGAATGAGGATTTACGCTAAACAAAAAAATTGATTCCAAAAAACCAAAATTTTTAAGTATAACAACAAAGAAGTAGAATGATTTCTGTTTATATGTATACGATTTACAATGATCTACTGGTAAAGCCTAAAGATGATATTCATGTCAGTCTAAAGATTCAGAAGGCACGTGATCTTTGTATTCGTCAAGCAATGGTCGCAGAGCAGTTCCCTAACTTTCCTATGTCTGAAAGTGATGCTCTTGATGTCTTCCCTTTCTTCAACGAAATAACTTCTATGAATCCAATGCTCAATATCTTACTTATTTATAAGAAGGATGGAGAGGAAATAAATTACGTTATTATTCGTAACAATACTACATATATGTATTCTACACGTCAAGAAGCGATTGGTTTCATTACAAAGACAGCAGGTATTAAGTATGAATTTATTCGATCTCCAGTAGTTTGAAAAAACAAAAAAGTTGAAAAGTCATTTCACCATTTTTAATTATCAACTTGAAGATGTCGTGGAAATCATTCTCGCATGATACGAAACTTAACTACTGCTTAGATTCTCTCAAAACTCTTCTCAATGAGCGTAAGGGTATCACCACTTCTACACCATTTACTCATCAAGAGGTGAATGCTACATTGAGGAAGATTTATAGTAAAGATTCATATGCTGGTTCTAATGCTTTCTGGAACGGAGGAATCTGTAATATGATTAAGAGTTCTTTGAAGACTTTTATTCTAAGTGCTACAAATCCCACATTTACAAATATGCTTCTTAAGGATATCTGTAATAAGTTCTCTTTTCACGGATTTGCTGCTGCGAAGAGAAAACGAGAGGCGAAGAAAGAAGAAGATGAAGAAGATAAGGAAGATGAGGATGAGGAAGAGGAGGAAGAGGAGGAAGAGGATAATAATGAACGTGAGGAAGAACTCTCTCTATGGAAGAAACGTGCGTTCTCATATGAGAATGTTATTATCGTATGGAAGAATCGTGCCTTGAAAGCAGAGAATAAACTTAGAAATATTGAGAAGATAATCACAGCATAATAAGAGAAATAGTAACATAATAGTTAGATACTAAAAAATTATTTTTTTTCAAAAAAATTGAATCGTTTTTTTTCCCTGAATTTAAGCATTATCCTAAAGTTTCAAAGTCTTCAAAGTCTTTACTACTTACGATGGCCCTCTTTGATGATTCGCTCGTGAAGGATCTTGCTGCCAAGTGGAAGGTTGTTGAGAAGAAGGACCACGTGAAGACGACTAGCTACTTCAAGAAGTATGAGGAGAGTTTCATTGACGAGGTGATGGCACACGTGATGGGTAAGCCAGAGGGTCGCCCAGAGACACGCAAGGACTTCATGATGAAGAATCTGAAGTTCCAGTGCATGAATCACGCAGACGAGATTATCCTTCCTCTCTTCAGTTTCAAGTGCACCAACTTTGGCGACAGCAAGACCAAGACGATGAATGGTAAGTTGAAGTTCAAGGGTGAGGAGACCTACCGTGATGCCGCCATCCGTCTCGGTTACCACAAGCTCTGCAAGCCCATTCCTTATGTCAAGGAGACGGGGGAGGACAGGGCTGAGCAGATCAAGGAGGACGAAGCTGTGGAGGCTGATGGTGAGGGTCCTGAGCGCCCCGCTCCCTTCAACTACGTCTATGACTTCACCGATGTGCGCTACAAGATCGCTGAGAAGTTCGGCACCAACTTCACTGTCATCAAGAAATGGCGCCAGACTGACAACTCTGAGGAGGGCTTTGGTAAGCCTCACATCAAGACCTATCAGGTTACGATGTTCCTGAAGTTCTATCCTGAGGGAATTGATGACGAGGACTGGTTGGCTAAGAAGCCTTCTATTGCTCCTGTTGAGAAGGTTGCTGATGTTGATGAGAAGGTTGTTGATCCTGAGAAGAAGTCTACTGAGAAGAAGTCTTCTAAGAAGTATGTTGACAAGGTTTAAAAAAGTTAAAAACCAATAAGAAAAAGAAAAAGAAAAAAGAAGACGAAAAGTGAAATGCTTTTTTTTTAATTTTAAAAAATCATTAAATGAAATGCTTTTTTTATTCCGTTCCTACCCATTCTACACTAAGAGGTTCATATTCACTAAATGGTCTAGCGTTTTTAGTAGATTGTTCAGATGTTAATAATATCTCCAAAGCTTTCTTTCTTCGTTCCAAAGCAGAACCTTTTTGACTCTTACTAAGATTCTTCCATTTCCATTCAAATTGTAAAGCATCTCGTTCTTCAGGGAATGTTCCAACCAAACAAACTCTTTTCCACATAGAACCTTTCGTTGCTTTTGCTCCACCACTTATTTCACCATTGTGTTGTCTTAACCGTCTATCTGGATCTAAAGTAGCACCAACATATGTTTTTTTATCAGATTTATCTGACTGTAATAAATAACAATACCATAAAGACATCCTATATAAAGTATATAGTAATTTTTTATATAGTATGAAAGTCCAATGTCTTAAATGTTACATCATTCTTGAATTAATAACATATAATCAAATAGTTAGTTGTCCTTGTAAGAATCTTACAATTGAAAATAGAACAGATGAACATCCTACAATTCATTGTTTAACATTTTCTTTTAAACAAATTTATCCATAAAATTGATAAATGAATCAACCTTATTCTTTTATAAAAATGCACCCTGCATTAAAGGTGACAAGATATAAAAAAGGATCTCATACAGAAATACTAACTGTTATAAAAATCGTGAAAGAGATTACAAATACTGATGAAGAGTTACAAATTTATGTAGACAATGAAAAACTTATAACAACGCCTTTACCCACTCCAAAGGTTAAAAAGGATTAAATAATAGGAATAGATGGAATATAAAAGACCTGGAGGAGATATAACAACACTTTTAGATTTAACAAATCGTGATGCTCAAGAGAATGATTTATTTCCTCTTGATACAAATGTAACTTGGTTTACAAGAAATCAAAATAGACGTAATATTCCTTTTGTTCCTAGCATACAAGATTTTTCATTTCGTGGTCCAGCGTCTTACGGACAACGATTTACATTTGATATAGGTTCTTTACCTTGTGGCGATCTTATGTATGGCGCAGCAATTCAAGTGAGTCTAAATCACTGGTTGGATTTAACAACGCTAACTAATATTGCTGGTCTTAACTATACATATAGTAATGTTGATACCGCATGGTTCTTTGCGAATTCATTAGGTTCTACATTAATTGAAAAAGCAGAGTTAGAAATTGATGGAGTCACTATTGAAGAGATTGATGGAGATTTTATTTATCTTTATTCTTCTTTATTTACTGATTTGAATTGTCAATTTGGTATAGCAAATGATTCATTTGGTTCTGTATCTATACCTGATTTATTAAGTTGGAATCCAAAGAGAAATTTCCCAATTGAAGATGGTTCTCTTTTTTGTTTTTTACCATTCTTTTTTATGCGCACAAAGTTAAAAGAGTCTTTACCAATGATTGCAATTAAAGAAGGTTCTGCGAGAATACATATTACATTTAGACCTTTTAAAGATGTTGTGAGACAGAGAAGAGGATATCGCAATTCTTGTGATTCTGTTCCTTTAGGCGAAACGATAACATTTAATCAAACAAGTGTAGAAGTAACAAGAGTTATTCCAGATTTTAAACAAGTAAAATTAGTAACATATGGTGCCTATCTTGATGGCATAGATAGAACAAAAATGTTACGAGAACCTTTTGAACATTTGTTCCGAGAAGTTCAGACCTTTACATTTGATGAACCATTAAAATATTTAGTTTCTAAAAATTCTACTGATTCTGTGAATATTCAATTACCATTAGAAGCGAATCATCCTTTAGAAGAAATTCTATGGTTTGTTCGTCAAAAAGATGTATCCTTAAATAACGAATGGACAAACTTTAGTGCTACGTTAGAAAAAGATTACGATCCTACATTCAATCCTTTGAAACCATTGATGAAATCTGCGAAGTTACAAGCAAATGGTATAACTCTTTGTGATGCTCCAGAAGAGTATTATAGAAGTTTAATATCCTCTCATCATAAAGGTGGTATTGTTAGTTACAACAAATATATATACGGATATCCATTTGCCAGAACACCTGGAGAACATCAGCCATCAGGTTCTCTCAATGCTTCTAGATTAAATAGTTTACGATTGGTGTTAGAAGTGGAAGCACCAAAAGGATGTCAATGGGAAGTGAAAGTATTTTGTATAGGTATGAATTGGCTCCGTTTTGAAAATGGTGTCTGTAATAAACTGTTTGAAGATTAATGAATTAATCATTGAATTAATCATTTTACAATTTCTTATAAACATACACCTTTGATTCATCGGACCAAGTCATTGGTAATGTGATATGATTGACTTGTTCAAATTTATCTGAATTCAATTCTTTTGTGCATACAATTACAGCACCTGCATTTAATTCTCTTTCTAACTTTTCACTTAGTCTTTGTTTTACATCCTCTGTAAAACATAAATTAGAAATAAAGAGCCAACAAGCTTTCCCATAATGAATAGAATCATCTAAGAATGATAAACATACAAACTCTACTCTTTGTCTTATAGATGAATCACGAACACGTTGTAAAGCAGTATTTGCTTGTTGAACACGTTCTGTAACAACTTCAATACCTATACCTTTTAAAGATGAATTTAATGCTGTTAATCCTAAAACAACTTTCCCAACACCAGAACCAAGATCATAAAAATTTCTGTAAGAACCTACAATATTGGATAATGGAGCATATCTTGAGAATATCTCATAAAGAATAGGAAGACTCTCATCTCTTAATTCACCATATGCAATATTATCTTCTCCATTTGAATGCACTAAACCAAATCCGGACAATCCACTATATAGTTTGTTAAACTTCAGCGTTTTCTTCTTAGAAATACGAACTTTACGTGTGGACATACTACTATGTTTTCAAAAAAAATATGATAAAAAAATACGATAAAAAATACTTATAGGATTATTTATTTATTGTAGTTAGATATTCTAGTTAGATGGCTGCTTCCTTACTCCGTGTTTTAAATTCCGGAGTTCAAGATAGTAGATTATTGTGCACAAAAGGAGAACCTGATATTAGTCTATTTACAAAAGTCTTTGTGAAAGCGGGAAGATTTACAACACAATGGGTTCGATTAGATTTTGATACAACTCCGTCATTTGGTAACTCTGCTACAATTACATTGCCTAGAAAAGGACATCTTATTAGTCGTTTACATTTGGTAACAACTATGCCTGATATTTATACCAAACAAGCAGCAGCACGTTCTACAGCAAATTTTGTTGGACCATCATTCGGTTGGACGAATAGTTTGGGACACGCTTTGTTAAATGAAGCAATGATAGAAATTGGTGGTGCTCGTGTAGAGATTCTAAATGGAAGACTTTTAGAAGTGATGGATGAGTTTTACAATCCTTTAGAAAAACAAATCTCAATGAATAAACTTATACAACGAAAAGATAATGGCTTTACATATCAATCATTTGGCTACAATGAATCCAATACTCGTGTTGTAACACCTTTACCTTTTTGGTTTAGTTGTGGAGATAGTGCTTTGGCTTTACCTATTGACGCAATTCAAGCAGATCAAATTAAGTTAACGGTGAGATTTAATACAATTAACAGTCTGTATGTTTCTGATTCGTATAAGACTTTTACTTCTACCAATCCTTCACCAGGTGAAGCATATTTTCCTTTATCGAATGCTGTATTCTACCAATCAAATGCTTCTGGTTCTAATGTAGCAGGTTTACCAAATAATCCTGTAAGTCAAATATCTGGAATACAGATGTCTAATAATTTTAATCTAGGAGAAACATACATTTTAGCAGAATACATATATTTGGATAAACCCGAAGCAAATAAATTTCGTTTATCTGATATTCGTGTTCCTATAACACAACATTATTCGTTTGACCCAGTGGATTCTCAAAATATGAATCAAGTTCGTTATAAATTTAATGTGCCTAATCCCACAAGAAATTTATTCTTTTATTTAAATCATTATGATGCTTCTAGATACAACGCACCGTTTTTGGCTTCTAGAGATTTGAGTGGATCTGGAACATCTGTTCCTTGGTGGCCAGATGCTTCTGGATTGAATACGCAAACATTCAGTAATTTACGATCTGGATTTTCTACAAGAGATTCTGAGCCTATTAAATCAATCAGTTTAACATATGAAGGAAAATTAGTTCGTTACACAACAGATAGTCCTTCCTTATTTCGAAGCGTTTTACCATCTTTTGAAATGAGAAAATCTCCTTGGGTAAATCGTTATTATTATACATTAGCATTTGGCTTACAACACGGTCATATAGCACCTTCTTTACCATCTGGCGAAGCAAATTTAGATAAAATGATTAATATTGAACTAAATTTACAATTACATGCAAATACAGGTTCCTTAGATCAAAACAATGTAAATAGATTTAATTTATATTTATTTGCTGAAACATACAATTTATTACGAATTTATGGTGGAAGAGCGGGTCTTCTCTTCGCATATTAAAAACTCTATAGTAGGATGGCGACGCCTTACATTTCTATAAGTGCTTTGCAACAAAGCACAATGTTAACAACAGTAAATTTGGGAGTAAATGTAAATAGTCTTCCTAATAATACTATCCGATACGCATTTGATACTCTAGGGGTAACAAACTGTTCAATGAGTAATTTACAAGCTACTTCAGGATCATTTGATTATTCCGGTATTAATAATATACTTGATTACGCATCATCAAATCAAATGAAAGTAAGAATTGATTCATTATTAAAAGATTTACCATCTTGGTTTACAACTATGAATGATACGCCGACAATTCTTACTACATTAAATACTCATATCCAAACTGTTATCACATATTTAAAAACAAACTATAATAATATAATTGAAATTGATTTAATCAATGATGTATTTGATAATAGTGGTTATAAAACAAATTTTTTAAATAATGCTTTAAGTGGTTCAAATGTAGTATCCACTGTGTTTGGAACAGCAAGAAGTATATTAGGAACAAGTAAAGTAAATCTTATGTATAATCATTCGAATACTGAAGAAGCATATGATTTTACAGGAAGTGTATCTATGTGTAGCACATTAAGAGATTTTAAAACATATAGAATACCGATTGATGGAATATCATTGAATGTCAATGCTCATACAAATGCATCCTTTATGAAAATTGAAAATTCAATTATAAATATTAAGAATTTAAATTATAGATGTATTTCATTCAATGATGTAAAATATTCAATACCAACTACAACTACAGAGAATCTTGAAGAACAAGCAAGATTTTACAAAACACTTGTTGAAATTGGGTTTAATTATAGTAATATTAATACAATTTCATTTGCAGGTTTAAATGATAGTGATGTAACAACCGCTAGTAACTCTGTTTTATTTAGTAATAATTTTCCTAAAATTGCTTATAATAATATTATAGATTTATATAAAACATTTGATCCATCTTGGTTAAATATTGGTTATAGTAGAGCTACAAATCGTGATTTTTTTAATAACCCTATTAGATTGATTAACTCTGATGTGCCACCATTTTTAAAATACGTTCAACCTATTATAAGTGGTGGAGCAATTATTAGCGTAAATTTATCAGCTTCTTCAAATATACCTATTCCAAATGATTTCTTAGGTCTTTCTCAAAGTCCATGTATTATAGATACTTATATTTTTAAAATACGCAAAAGTTATGTTAATTTATTAAATCTTTTTAAATATACAAAGAAATCAAATATGGGAATGAGATTTAGATGTTTTGCAGGAATTAGTACAGGTCAAACAAATGTTGATAACTATAGAAATAAAAAAACTATTGAGCGTATAAATATGTCTAAATCAATTGGAGCAAAATGTGCTTTACAAATTGGGCATGGTGCTATTAATTCTTCTATAAAATTACCTGTTACTCCTACTATTACTGAAATATCTCCATCACCATCACCAGCACCTGCACCAGCAGTAGATTGGGCTTCAATATATAATATAGCAGATGATCTATATAATACAAATATAAATAATTATGTAAATACAGCAAAAGATATAGTAGATACTATGGATCCTTCTATATTTGAAACAATTGAAATATTTAATGAACCTCAATTAATACCTGCATTTGGAAAAATCACAAACACTCATGGTCTTGAATATTATAAAAGAGTATATAAAAGTATAATTGATGAATTAAATAAGAATCCTAAAATTAGGGATAATATTGTATTAGGTTCTTTTGCAGGTGGTTATAGTGGTAATTATTATGATATGTTAGATAGTGATGGTACACCTATTATTGATTTAACTTGGTTGAACGGTAAAATTAAAGCATTTTCTCATCATTTGTATGTAGTTGGAGGTGATGAGGGAGGAATTAATAAATTATGTAAAATAGATCCAACCGATGCAACAAAATGTCTTGCATTAAATGATAATAATAATATAATACTAGAAGGTGGTATTCCAAAAAAACTAGATTATCTAACATCATCATTTTTACCAACTATAAATGGATATAAATTTAAACAAGGACCTGTTCAACTTTATAATATTATGCGTTCTACAGATACTAATAATTGGTCTCCAATTATTACTAGGATAAATAATAATATTGTTAAACCACCTACTTATACTGGTAATTATCCATATGGATTCCATATAAATGAAACGAATAGCGTTTATCATTCTGGACAATATGGTATAAGTGACATATTTCTTTCTGCATTATGGCTAATAGATTTTAGTTTATATAATGCTTCTTATGGAGCAAGAAGGATGAATCTTCAGGGTGGGAATGTCCCACAGGGGGCATATAATATGATTGACTATCCAGATGTATATGATATATCTGTCCCCTTTGATACTGTAATAAATGTTAAACCTTTATATTATGGTTATTGGTTTTTACATGCTGCTATGCGTTGCGGATCAGGGAATACTCAATCTAAAATTATGGACCATTATACAAATGCTGATAAAAGTTTACGCATATGGAAATTAAATAATGGTCTGGAGACTACATTTGTTGTTATTTATTATACAGCAACAACAACAAATATTACTTGTAATATTCAAGCACCAGATCAAACTGGTGCGAAATCTGGTAAAGTAATACGTCTTCTTTCTAGAGATGGTGATCAAGGACGTCATGGTATAACATTTGGAAATTTATCTTTGGATGGAACAAGCAACGGTATTCCATATAATGTTAGAAATAATTATCGCAACTTAATTAATTTGACAGAAGCCGGTGTTGATTCTGCTCTTAATTACACATCATTTACATCTACACAGGCTTCAGGAAAATGGTCTTTTAATATTCCAATTAAATCACCAAGTGCTTTTATTTTAAGATGTTAGAATATTAATCCCTCTTCTGTCCAATAATATCTATCACAACATTTTCGTGAGTTTTATCGGTTCTACTCGATTCTAAAGAATCTTTTGATTCTGGAGGAAGACTAATATGTATATCACTCAACTTTTCAGTAAATTCACCTAATTTCATACGAACTTCTCCCATAAAATTATTTCTTTTTTCTTTCTCTATTTGTTCTTGTCTTTCTTTATTTAATTTATCATTTTCATAACGTATTTGTTCTTCAATACCTTTCATACGACTATCAACACTTGCTCGGATCATTTTATCTAAATCTGGAAGAATTTCTTCACGTAAGAGTTTTTTCTTATGTTTCAAATTCATAGCAACTTCTGCTGTCATCATTGCCATACGTGTTTTAGAATTATTAAACACGGGTGTATGTTCTAAACCATTACAGATATCAGGTTTCTTGAGTTCTGTAATAGTATCAAACTCTTTCTCAAACATTTTAATTACATTATCAGGAATTTGAGGAGATTGTTCAATCAATCTATCCAAATCTTGCTTACAAAAGTTAATAAAATCTAAAGAATCCATACGATCATTCGGTTTCTGCGCTAATTCCGCAGTAATCATACGATTGAACTTACCCCACGAAACAGCAGAAACTCTGTGCGCTTCGGAGTTCTGAGCAAAACGGAAATAATTTCCTAGAGTCGTCATAATAGCCGAAACTAATGATACTAAGCCAATAGATATTTGACCATATTTTTGAGATTCTGGATTATCTCCCACCAATCCATTTAAACCAACCGAAGCACTTCCTACAACAGTTGATAAAATAATAACAGGAATTGTTATACAATTATTAGAAAAAGATAATTGTTTTTCTGTTCTATCGTGTAACCATCTGTAACACGCAGCATAATCGGACCATTTTGCTAATAAAACTTCTTGTTCTTCTGACCAACCGTTTTGAAACTTTTTCTTATTTCCAGATAAGTCTTTTGGTGTATTTGTTCCAGATTGATTAGGAGAGGACATTCTATATATAATCTATATATTAATTATTTTTTTTTATTTGTATTCTATTTTTTGCAACCATTGTTCCATAACTTTTAATTGTGGAGTTGGCTCTAATTCACGAGAACGTTTACTACATACTTGACTAACCTTTTTATAATATTCTTGATCTGTTTTTAACTTCCGAATAGTATTTACCCAACCTTTTATATCTGTGTAGGATACATAAATACCGCAATAATCCAATGCTTCTCGTAGTCCTTCTGTTGGATTCGCAATCACAGGTATTCCAGAACTTATTGCTTCAACTGCGACTCTTCCCCAAGTTTCTTTCTGAGAAGGCATAATAAGAATATCTGTCTGTTCATAAATAGATTTAATATTTGGCGTAGATTTTAAATAAGTAATATTTTTTACAGATATATCTTTTATTTGAGTATTATAAGCACCTTCAACTCCTAAGAATTCTATGTCTGGCATTAATTTTGCCAAATCTATCAATATTTGACCACCTTTATTCGCATTACAATTAATCAATGTTACATATTTACGATTTGTTTCTACTTGATAATCTTTCCAGAAAACAGGGGGGAATACAACACAATTGTTATAGCCCATAGGAGTATATAATTTTTTAATCCAAAAACTATTATATATTAAATGTATATTCTCTTTTGAATATATTTTATTAAATAGCTCTAAATATGGTTTCTGTATTTCATCGTGCATAACTATTACAATTGGTTTCTTTGCGATACTTGCTGTTTTTACTGCCATAAGTGAAAAATGAAAATGAGTTCCTATTAATTTAGATTTTTGTATTACATCTTGTATTTGTTTCCTGTCATTAAATGTGTATATATTTACACCTTCATAGCGTTTAATAGGAAATGTTGGAACAATAACATTTACCGTATACCCTTCTTGTATCAGATACATATTAATTGAATGAAGCATCCATTCTCCTCCCGCATTCTGAATAGGAACATAATTATGAAGAATCCAAGTAATTGATTTATGATTTATTTTTTTTGATTCATCTTGTTTATAATCATATGATATAATTGGTTCATTTAATATAATATTATTATATTTTAATACAAAGGATGTTATTACAAGAATAACTATAATAAGTAATAATAAAAATAAAGATTTATATTTAAAAATCATACTACACCTATTCAATAAGTTTTTATTTTTTTATAAATTTTTTCTTATTTTTACAACCCATTTCATATATTTTGGAAGCAGCTTCTAAAGTAAATTCTTTTACATTCAATTCATTCGGAATTGAAACAAATATAGGTTTTTTTAATCCTTTCTTTATCATATATTTCCCATAAGGACCAACTCTAAATTCATAATCACCGAGAGTATGAAGAAAAGATTCTGTTTTGACATTTAACTTTTTCATTAATATTTCCACTGTATCATTTTCTTCATATTTGATATTCTTACCATCATACTGAACGTAGTATCCATATGGTCCTTTCTTTTTTATCAATGGTTTCTCTTCATAATAACCTATAATATCATCTTCAACATTTGTTTCTTTTGATTTTTCCTCTTTTACTTTCACTTTTACTTCAGCATATTTATCTTTATAAGAATCCCAAGTATCTGAACAAACTTTTTTCCACGGTGTAGAACCATTCTCAACCTCATCTAACTTTAATTCCATTTGTTTCGTAAATTCAAAATCAAATAGATTTGTAAATTCTTTTAGACAAAAGGAACATACTTCTTTCCCCAACAAAGTAGGAATCAATTTCTTTTTATCTTCTTTCCCTTCTTTTTTATCTTCTATACGCTGACAAGGCCATACATTTGGTTCAATCGTAAGTTTTACTATAGTAATAGGTTTCAACTTAACATTCTCTATCTTTACATAATCTTTATCAAGAATAGAAGCAACCAAGGAAGCAAATGTAGATGGGCGACCAATACCTTTTTTTTCCAATTCACGCACTAATGTCGCTTCATTGTATCTTGCTGGTGGAGAACTAATTTTCTGCTCTCCAGTTATTGATAACCATTGAATCTTTTTATCAACTGTTAGCTCTTCAGATGTTAACCACCCTTGTTCTTGTTCTTCTTCTTTTTCATCTAAATCTGTTTCACTTTGTCCAACAATCTTCCATCCTTGAAATGTAATACGTTTCCATACTCCTTCAAAGATAAACTCATTTGGATCTTTATCTATTGTCCATTGAATACGTCTTTCATCGCCTTTTGCTGCTGACATAATACTTTGAATAGAACGTTTATAGATTAAATTATAAATTTTAATATCAAGAGGTCCAAAATCACCACCAATTACTTCCGTTGTAAATTTCGTTGGTCTGATACATTCGTGAGCACCCAAAGTAGATGCTTGTGGTTTGATACCTTTATTTATATAATCAACACCATATTTTCGTTCCACTTGTTTCCTTGCTTCATTTTTTGCTTCTTCAGACATAATTATAGAATCTGTTCTCATATATGTGATTAAACCAGCTTCATATAATTTTTGTGCTGAAGCCATTGTTGATTTAGGATTTAAACTATACAAAGCAGATGCTTCTTGTTGTAAAGAAGATGTAATAAGGGGTTGTGGAGGTTGGAAACTGGTTGGTTTGTTGAAAACGTTTGTAATGGTTGCTTCTAACAAATTATGAATATTTTCTAGATAATTTACTGCATCTTCTTCTCCTTCTAAAGCATCTATCATTTGTCCATAAAATTTGTTTTTCTTATCAAACCAATTGCCTTTTATAATAAATGAGGATGTATTTACAAAATCTTTTATTTCATTTTCTCTATCAACAATAATTCTTAATGCTGGTGTTTGACATCTTCCAGCACTAAGACCTTTTTTTATAGACCATAGTAAAGGAGATATAGTAAACCCGATTAGTAAATCTAGAACCGCTCTTCCTTGTTGTGCATATACTCGTTCCATATTGATTGTTCTAGGAGATTTTACTGCTTTCAAAATGGCTTCTTTTGTAATTTCATGAAAGACAATTCTAGGATTTGTTTTCATATCTAACTTCAGTGCTAAAGCAACAGAATATGAAATCATCTCCCCTTCTCTATCGTCATCACTGGCCAAATACACTTTTGTTGCTTCTTTTCCTGCGGCTCTTAGAGAAGCAATTGTTTTTGATTTTTCGCTCATAAATTCAAATTCTGGTTCAAAACCCTTATCAATATGTAAGGCTTTTATATCTTCTACAAGTTTTCTAATATGTCCCATAGATGCTAAAACCTTCCACCCCGTTCCCAAAAATCCTTGGATTTTAGATGTTTTTGCTGGAGATTCTACTATGACGAGATTCATTCTTAGTGATTGCAAATATAAAAAAATCAGTCATTTTTTCGGAAATTTTGCTATTACCTAAAACAAAAGATTCTATATAGTAGTAGTAAAAATGAATAATCGTTGTGAAATTTTAGATGATAATGAAATAGAATTACAAGAAAAAAACAGGGCTATCTTTAATTTTCGTAGATTTGATGCTGCTGAATTAGAAAAACGTTCTTCTCCATTTGATAAATCAGAAAAGAAAGAATTTCCTTTTTTATTTCAGAAGAAGATCAAACGATCTACAGAAGAAAAAAAGATTTCATTGGATGAATTAACTTCTAAGTTAGATTCTATAAAGTTAGACAATAATAAAAATGCTATTATAGCAAATGATTCTAGAATGGTAGAAGATGAATATGTTAGTAATACACCTCCTTGGGACCCACGCTTATACAACGATGATCATTTAAAAGTAAGTTCTGAAATGAAAGAAGATGGAACGAAATGATATAGCATATTTAATCAATAGTGTTCCTAAATACTATTATCTTTTAGATTTACATATTGGTCTTATTAAACGTTATGCTTCTGAAATAAAATGGCCTATCTATTTTGCGACAGAAGAACCTGAACATGAAATAAGTAGAATGATAAAAGAAAAATATAATGTCGAGATACTTGTTTTGGAAAAAGAAAATTCTTCCTTTTTATCTTCTAGAAAACGTGCTTTAGAACTTTTACCAAAGCATATAAAATATATTTTACCAATGCAAGAAGATTTTTTATTAGAACGTTATATTGATAAAAAATCCATTGAAGAATCTATTGAAATTTTGGAGAAAGAAGATACAGTATTTTGTATCCGTTATATGCCTTGCCCTTCGCCCCATAAAGATAATTTAAATTATAACGAAAAATGGAGATACATAACGAAAAAAGATACATATCGTTTCTGTTTTCAAGCATCTCTTTGGAAAAGGCAAGAATGTCAGCAATGGTATGATGCTATTTGTGCTATCGTTATGAGTAAAGGAATTACAAGTAAAGAAAAACAAAAAGAATTAGAAGTGAATATGAATATCGCAGAAAATAATGTAGGTCAACAATTATTTACTTCCTTATTTGATGATAAAACTATAATTGGATATATAAGACATCATAAAGAACCTAACGCAGTTTATATGAGTCCTTGGCCTTATAGACCTACAGCAGTTATTAAAGGTGTTCTTCAATCATTTGCTATAGAACTTGCTTTACGTGAAGGCTATAGTATAAGTATCTAAAGATATATAACATTCTATAGTGTAAGGATGTCAGCGAGAGTTGGTGTAAAAGGTTCAGATATTTATAGTCATGATGAAGTTGATTCCAGAGTTGTTCTTTCAACACTTCTTGTAAGAGGTTGTGAGCCAATAACAATTAAAAACAAATTTAATGAAGTTTTGAACGATGGTCATTTAGTAGACGCAATTGTTCTCGCTTTTATGACACGTAATATTCGTGGTGGTAAGGGTGAGAGAGATTTATTTTTAAATATGTATGTAACACTTTATAATTCTTATAAAGAGTTAGCATCTTTTTTACTTGAACTTCTTCCTCATTATGGTTCTTGGCGAGACGTCTTTGATTTATTAAAATATGAACCTAATTTAAAGAACAGTATTATCAATCTTGTGAAGAAACAATTAGAGGAAGATGAAAAGAATATGGCTTTAGGTAAATCTGTATCACTGTTAGCAAAGTGGATTCCTCGTGAGAGAAATTCTTATGGAAAAGAATTTGCTTACGCTTTGAGCACTAAGTCTCCTATCCAAGCACGATACGCAGAATCAAGAAAGCGTATATCAACTCTTAACAAATATCTGAAAACAACTGAGGTCGCAATGTGTGGTAATACTTGGGACAAGATTGTTCCTTCTTCTGTGCCAGGTCGTTGCATGAAACTTCATACGAAAGCATTTTTGAATCTGAAATTAGAAGGTAATGATTTACGCAAACCAGATGATCCTATTCGTAATAAGTGTCGTGAGAACTTCCAGCAGTATTATGCTTCCACTGCCTCTGGTAAGACCTTAGCAAAGGGTAGTGATACTTTATATCCTCATGAGATTGTAAATAAGGTGGAGGAAATCCTGTCATATTCATCTACAAATGAAGATGAACGCAATATGTTAATTGGTTCTTGGGATGCTTTTGTTAGGACAGCAAAGGAGCAAGGTGGACTCGGTAGGTCGATAGCTATGTGTGACTTCAGTGGTTCTATGAGTGGATTACCTCTTCAAGTATCTAGAGCACTTGGTCTCCTAATCTCAGAAGTAACTACTGATTCTTTTAAGAACACAATGTTAACATTTGATTCTACTCCTCAACTTGTTAAGATTCCAAAGTATGCCAACATTTTTCAAAAAGTTCAGTGGCTCAAAGAACATACTAGTTATGGTCAAGGATTGAGCACTGACTTTCAAAAAGCAATGGATCTGATTCTAGAAAACTTAGTGAAGCGTCGTGTTCTTATAGGTGAAGAGCCTGAAAACCTTATTGTGTTAACCGATATGGCTTGGGATGCTGCTTGTGGTTCTAGTGAAGAAAGTAGTTATACTGGTAACTCGTATAACTACAATGTGAAGACTAAGCCTTGGCAGACACATATAGAAATGATTCGTGAGAATTTTAAGAAAGTTGGTGAAACTATTTGGGGGATAGGTAAAGGTTATAAAGTGCCTCGCATTGTGATTTGGAATCTATCACCTTATTGTCAAGATATGCATGCGAAAGCAACTGAAGAAGGTGTTGTAATCCTATCGGGTTGGTCACCAACACTTTTTAAGGTGTTGATGACAAAAGGGGTGGAAATTCAAAGTCCTCTCACTGCTTTACGATATTTACTTGATGATCCTATGTATGATTTGGTTCGTGAAAAGATTTCTGACTATCTAAAGACGAAAGAAGTCTTATAATTGTGGCGGATGAAGGCTCCATACAGCAATGAAAAGATAATTTATTATTTTTATAAAAGGAGCCTGTTATATTAATCAGGGTTCGTTTCTAGAATGAAACACACAGCAATCTAAAAAAATTATAATAATAGTAATTTCATTGAAAGAATGATATTATTACAAAAAATGAATGATAGTTATCAATCGTTTTTTTCTAGATACTATTTAATAGTATGTGGAAAAAAAATAATCTCTATGAGGGCGTATTAGCAATCGTTAAATATAAAGGATTTGTTCCCAAAATATTTACAGATCTTGATTCAAATCCAGATCGATTGCTAACATTTGAACCTAGGATAGAATCACCTACTTTAAAAGCAATAGCATCAATAACATAATGATCTAAAAATATAGCTTTATTCGATAATGATAAAAGAGTTTGCGTATTCAATTCTAATTTCATCGGTTGATTGTAAGTATTGGATGTTAAACGAGTATTTGTTGATACTCCATAAGGATATAAACTATTGATTGCCATATATTGTTCTTGATTATTCATCGTTTTAATAGAATTCGTATTATCATAGTATTGAATATTTGTTGAAAAAAGCATATTTGTTCTTACTATTAGATTTGATGAGTCAGGGAATATTGTAACACTCGATATACTTGATGGTCCAACAGCTGTAGGAAATTGAAATGTAGGAGTATAATCTAAGAAAGCTCTTGTAGAACCATTTGGATTTATATAAGCTATAAAATTTGATAAATTTAATTGAACTGAACTAAAGATTGTTGTTCCTGTAACAGATAATGTTGGGACAGTAGATGTAGTTGACATAATTTTAGAGCCTGACAAGCCATTGTATAGTATAGAGGATGTAAAAGAAGGATAACTTGTTATATTTAAAAAAACAACATTGGAAGTAGATGTTGATAAAGTTAAATCTTTATAGATTGATGATAATGTTAGAGTGGTATTTACGAGACTGGATGAAATTGTCCTTTGACCGGGCACAGAAATTTTATCAAATGAGTTACCAGCAATAGAACTAATAGATGTAAATCCGGTTTGTCCATTTCCTAAAGCGTATAAAACGAAGGAGGAAGTAATATTTTGATTCGATGTATTCTTAAAATTCAATGCTTTTAGTGAAAGTAAATCTAATTCTAAAGTCTTTTTTGCAGAAGCCATTATTGAGTATCTATTTAGTTTGTAATATTTTGAATGGTTAAATAATACGATGTTGTGGAATCAAAGAATAAGTTCACATTTTGATTACTAAAGGTATTAGGAGCAGTATCACCAGCACTAATAATACGATGAACTAATACATATGGTTGAACATAATTTGAATTAATTACATTACCAGAAATATTTAAACGCATACAAGGAGTAAACATATTTGACGCATTATTATTTATCCCATATAACCAAGTTTGATGGATTGGATTAAAAATAGGTGCACCACCATATTGTAAGAATGATGAAACAGTAAATGTTCTTGAAATACCATTTGAATTAATGTTACCAAATAAGATGTTTGGATATATATCAAGTGTTAACTTTGTTCTATTGTTAATAAATGATGAAAACGAATCTAATTGTGTATTGAGTGTAGAAATATAAAAATCAGTTGTTCCATTTGTTGATAATGTCGCCAATAAAGAACCATTATTACCCTTATATGTGATAGATGAATTAAAAATTGTGCTGAAAAAGAAAGGAGAATTCATTGAACTTATCGATACAACATTGTTATTACCATTGATAGATAATGTATTTGCTGTATTGAAGAAGACATTTAAACGTTGACCAACTGTCGTGCTCAAAGTTGCTAGACTTACATATCCTATCGTTCCTAAACCAGTGACAGTTGATATAAGTTGGTTAGTTGATAGATAACCTATTGAACCTAAACCTCTTACAGTGCTATAAAGACTTGCTGTGCTCACATAACCACTTGTTGCTAAAGTATTAATTGTTGAAACCAATTGACTTGATGATATATATCCAAGAGTTCCTAAACCAATTAATGAACTTGTTACACCACCCGATATATAACCAAGAGTTCCTAAACCAATTACTGTAGAATAAAGTTGTGTGCTTGATACATAACCAAGGCTTCCAAGATTTTGTATTGTTGAAACATATCCTATGCTACCAAGACCGGTGACAGTTGATAGAAGTTGGCTTGATGATACATAACCTGCTGAACCTAATCCTGTAACAGTAGAAGTAAATTGTGTAACAGGCACAGACCCCGGTGAAATTTGTTGTAAAGAATAAATTTGTGTAGATAAATTTATAATTGTTGAAGGTAAAACACCAATATCACGAGATAAAGATGATAAATTAAATATAGAATTTTGCCAACTTATATTTCCAATACCATCGGTCGCTAAAACAAAATTTGTTGATATTGGAAAATTAGTATTAGGATCAATTGCTAATAAACTTCTATAAATGGTTGGATCCATTTGCGCTCTACACTATGAAAAGAATCAATACCAATAGTAAGTAGCGAACATGGTTGGAAATGGAGGACTATTACAATTAGTAGCAGTTGGAAAACAAGATGTTTTCTTAACCGGAAATCCTCAAATCACTTGGTTTAAAATGGTATATCGTCGTTATACAAATTTTGCAGTAGAGTCACAAGCAATGTTTTTTGACGGTGATCCAGATTTTGGAAAACGTTTGTCTTGTTTGGTTCCTCGAAGAGGTGATTTGTTAGGTCCTCTCGTTTTAGAAGTAACTTTACCAGCACTTACTCTGACAAATGGAACACCCGTTTCGTATGTAAATTCCATCGGTCACGCTTTGATTGATACGATTACTCTAGAAATAGGAGAACAAGAGATTGATACACAAACTGGTGAATGGATGGAAATTTGGTCTAAAATGACGACAAGTGCTTCCATTAGAGATGGTTTTAATGATATGATTGGAACGTATGATGGATATACGACACCACAGAATTTTGGCCCATTAAAATTATATATTCCTCTACGGTTTTGGTTCTGTAAGAATCCTGGCCTTGCTTTACCTTTACTTGCTTTACAATATCATCCAATTCGTATCAATCTTAAATTAAGACCATTACAAGATTTATTCTATAGTCCTGACTTAGCAAATGCTGCGACATGTAATACATTAGCAGTAAATCCTGTGAAAATAACTGATTTACGACTCTATGGTGACTATGTATATTTAGATGTTGAAGAACGTAGAAGATTTGTAAGTAATACACATGAATATTTAATTGAACAAATTCAATATACACCTTCTATTTCAATACCAATTGGTTCCTTAACTTCTACGGTTCCTCTTGAATTTAATCACCCAATTCGAGAACTCTTATGGGTCTTTCAAAGATCTCAAATGGTAACAAACCACGAATATTTTAACTATAGTAATTTAAGTTTAACCGAAACAGGATTGAGAAGTGATTTAATGGCGGATGCTATTTTACAATTGGATGGATATGATAGATTTGATCGTCGTGATGCTGGTTATTTCCGTTTAGTTCAACCTTATCAACATCACAGCGTTGTGCCGAATAATGCTTTTATTTATAATTATTGTTTCGCTCTACGACCTGAAGAGTTACAGCCATCTGGTTCTATTAACGCAAGTCGTATTGATAGTTTTGTTTTACAAATGAATATTACTGCTGATGGTTCTACGGCACCAGCAAAAGGAAATATGTATACTCGTGTATATGCTACCAATCACAATGTATTACGCATTGTGAACGGGTTTGGTGGCCTATTATTTACAATATAATAATAGGGCTATAATGGCATCAGTAATGAATCCTTTACCAATGATAGCAAATCCTGTAGGAACAATTATGAATAATTTACCACCATTTCCTTTATGGTTATTTCAATTATTATCAACATTTCCAATAACAGGTTTACTAGGAGTTGACCATATGGCAATTGGCTCGTCACTTACCGGTTTTACAAAACTTTTTCTAAATATATTCACATTAGGTTCTTGGTATTTTTACGATATTATTCAAGTATATAATACAGAGAATTTACGTGATAAAGGTCTAAATATTCCTTTCTTAGAATGGGGTAACATTGGTGCTGGTAGAATAGATGATACAAAATCAAAAGAACTTACAAAGAGTTCTAAATCTTGGTTATATTTACTAATTACTTTACTGTTTGGCTCAGCTTATTATATAACCACATTCTTTTTAACCAAAAAAACTGATACTTTATCAATAGCCTTACGTTTTGCTAGTTCATTGTTTATGTTTGTTTTTATTGGTCTTGCTTTATTTACTGCTTTTTCCTTTTCATCTCCTTCTATGAATTTATTTAAAATACCTACGTATCAAAATTCAAATCAAGCCTTAGGTAATTTATATTCGACAACAGGCATCATACCCAATAAAACTTCATCTTCAGCAGTAGGAAAAATTTTATCATCACCAACTGCTTTTATGCGTGGAGGACAAGGAGGAGGAGGTGCTCTAGATTTAAATGATTTACGAATAGCTGCTGCTTCTATAATAGAAGGACAAGACGGAGGTGGTTCAAATCATTATATATATCTTGGAACATTATTATTATTACTTCCAATCTCAGGTTTTATAAGTTATACTTTAAGAAAAAACAAGATGTCTAAAAAGAATGAAGTATTTAATGAATCAAACTGAATTTGAGATTTTAATTGGAAAACAAGAACCTCTTGATCCTTCAGTTCCTGTGCCTGATTTAAGTGTGATTTACTTTACTGCTTTATGGTGCGGACCTTGTCAAAAAATTGATAAAGAGTTTTTGTCAAGATCACTAAGCACTATTAACTTTTTAATATGTGATATTGACCAAAACGATTATACGGCTGGATATTGCGGTATTCGTAAAATACCAACCTTTATGATTATTTATAAAAAAGAAATAGCAAAGGTATTTTCCTCTACAAACACATATGAAATCGTTCAACAGATAAATACTTTTATTCAAAGCACTTTATAGATAGGATACTATGATTTATGATTACTGTATAATAGGAGGTGGCATTGCCGGCTTATATTGTGCTCTAAAATTAATTGAAAAAAATTCTGTATTACTTTGTGAGAAATATTCTACTTTAGGAGGAAGAGTATCAACATTTTATAAAAATTTTTATAAAGGTTCTATACAATATGAAGAAGGTGCTGGGCGTATTTCATCAAAACATACTTTAGTAATAAATCTAATAAAAAAATATAATTTAACATTAATTCCTATATCACCAGAATTACATTACAAACAAAATGGTTCTACACCTATTACAGAGAATTTATTTGAACCTGCTCTAAATATATTTTTTGAACCATTACATAATTTGCCAGAAAGTGTTTTACAAAAGAATACAATTCGTGAATTGCTAGAAGAAATTCATGGTAAGGAGAAGACAGATGCTTATTTGAATCGTTTTCCTTACAGAGCAGAAGTAGATGTTTTACGAGCAGATGTAGGTTTAGAAGTATTTCGTAATGAAATGGGGTCACATGAAGGTTACTATGTTGTCAAAGAAGGATTAAGTGCTTTAATTAAG